GCTGTACGGCCCAATTACAGCCCAGCAATATCATCAGCAACAGGGGACGGTAACGATTTGCCGTGTCGGTGGGCTGAGTGGATACGTTCAGCACAACGCTCTTGTTCTCAGCGCAGTCTCCGGTCAATACGGACGCTTCGTTGAATCGGGCTCGTTCTCCGGTTCAATCCTTAATGCGTCCTACACATATAACAATATCACAGGATCGTTTACAATCTCCGGGTCTCTGTCGCTTCAATTTTTGAGCGGTGTGTATTCTGGATCGACGTTGGTCGCGGGAAACATCGCATTCATCACTGATCCTGCGCACACCAATTCAACGGGAAGTTCGTTCGTTTCCACAAAGATGACAGGATCGGTTTCCGTCGTAAATTCAACGTTGCCAGCCGCAGCAGTCATCAATAGCGGAAGCATCGTTGTTACCGCAGTTAATGTTTGTAGCAACGAACTCGTGATTAGCGGTCTCTTGAGTGGCTCTTATGGAAATCTAAATCCAAACGCATGGGTTGCAGGAGCCACGTCTTCTGTAAATTCTTGTGGAACTGCGTCCCTTGTTTCCGGCAGCGACGAAATGGTGCTTGCGGTTTTTGCAAACACGGCATTGGATCGTGGCCAGAATCTTTACGGATTCAGCGGGTCGGTACTCACCCCGGTCAATCCAGCAATTGTTGGAACACAATTCTACCTGACACTTAATGAATCGTATCTCAGTTCACAAACAAACACGTATGTCAGCAGTTCATACGGAACGTATCAATTCGATTTGAATCCTCAAAGCACGGCGTACATCACGTCTGTGTTCGGAACAGACCCGAACGCAGGATATTATCCTGTTGCCAATGGTCAAAAAATTGAGGCCGCGTATTCGTTCTTGCATTTCGACAACGAGACAGGAATCGTAGTCAATCAAATGCTTGCTTCCGGTAGCTGGAAGATTCAGCTTAATGTGCGGAACACCGCAATGCAATTCTCTGACGGAATTACCCCAGACGTTGGAACCTCCGCGTTTGACTTGACAAATGCCTACACGCCATTCATTCGTTCACAGACAGTAACCCCGTTTAGTGGATCATATGGTCAGTCGCCATCGACTTATGACTTGTTCCAAGTCTTCACGATCACGGACGGAACCGACGCCAACAAGCTATACAAGATTGAAATTGCCAATGTCAAGTCCCCCGGAGCAATCCCCGGAACAGAATATGGTTCATTCAGCTTGATCGTTCGTGCATTCAGTGATACCGATCTTAAGACGCAAGTTTTGGAGCGGTATGACAACCTGACGCTCGATCCAAACGACGCAAACTTTGTTGCACGCAGGATCGGTGATCAATACAACTACATCGACAATACTGGAAAGATTTTGACATTTGGAAATTATGCCAACGTCAGTCAGTTGGTCTACGTTCAAATGGCCACGGCTCCTTACCCAGTGCAGTCGATTCCATTCGGATTCGGACCATATGCGGCCCCAATGGGCGGCGATTATGCAACTCTCGGAAAATTGCCAGAAATGACATTCACAAGTGCTTCGATCTACGAATTGCAGCCGGGACGGTATGCTTCAGGAATTGTGTTCCAGCCAGCACCAGCGCAGGCCGACGCAACCCTTGCCGCACTTTATCCAAATGGTTCAGCCGTTGGATCGGAGTTGGACAATGCCGAATATTTTGCGCCAGTTCCACAAGGTTCTTCGGCGGCATCTAATGTGGCGTTTGATCTACAGTCGGTTTGCGGATTGTCTCCATTGTACGTTCCTTCACAGGAAGCAACAAATCAGGCAATGCGCAGGTTCGTCCTCGGATTCCAAGGCGGATTCGACGGACAGAGCCCATCCATCCCATTGTTGATCGGTGACGATATTCTCCCAACCAACCAACAAGGATTGGATTGTTCGACAAACACGAGCTTGGGAACATATGCATATGCACAGTGCATCGACGCCCTTGGCAATGCCGATGAATGGGATTTCAACCTAATCACAACCCCCGGCATAAATTATCAGGATCACCCATCTGTGGTGACGAGCACAATCGACATGTGTGAGAGTCGCGGAGACGCATTCTACATCATGGACATTGCCCCAAATCAGACAGCAGGCGATGCTTCGATCAATAATGTGGTTCTATTGGCCGGTACGTTCGACACCAACTATGCCGCAACTTACTACCCATGGGTCAAGATTCTTGAGACCAACTCGAACAAGGTTATCCCTGTTCCACCGTCGGTCGTCATGATGCCCGTGTATGCAGCCAATGACTCGGTGGCAGCAGAGTGGTTTGCTCCTGCCGGATTGAATCGTGGCGGAATTCCAAATGCGGTGCAAGTCATAGACCGCACAACGCACGACGAGCGCGACACACTGTACGCGGCAAATGTCAACCCAATTGCAGCATTCCCCGGACAGGGAGTTGTAGCTTGGGGTCAAAAGACTCTGCAACGTCAGGCGTCCGCGCTGGATCGCATTAACGTTCGCCGTCTCGTGATCGCAATCAAGAAGTTCATTGCTTCTTCATCAAGGTATTTGGTTTTCGAGCAAAACGTTGCGACAACTCGCCAGCGTTTCTTGAACATCGTGAATCCTTATTTGGAAAGCGTACAACAGCGCAGTGGAATATACGCCTTCAAGGTCGTCATGGATGCCAGCAACAATACATCTGATATCATTGATCAGAACATACTGTACGGGCAACTATACATTCAACCTACGAGAACAAGCGAGTTCGTCTTATTGGACTTCAACCTTTTGCCGACTGGCGCAACGTTCCCGAGCTAAGTTTTCTAGAGTGAAAAGTTCAAAGGCCCGCTGAAATGCGGGCCTTTTTGTTTTACTTTATTTATCTTGTATTTTGGTGGGGAGTCCATATAGTTATCCATATGACAAAAAACGACCTCGTTCTATTCATCAAAAACAACCCTGAAAACTTCTCCATTCAACTGAAACGGAAGTTCCCTGACGTGTTCAACTCCATTAATGCTGCAAACGAGGGAAGAAGCTTTGTAGAAAAAATGTATCGGCATATGCATGGACTAGACGTGGGCAAGTGCGAGGTGTGTGGCAGTCCATGCAAATTCAGCAGTTACTATGAAGGTTATAGAAAATATTGTTCTTATAAATGTTTAAATTCAAAAAAGAAGACGGCACCGTTAAAAAAAACGTGCCCGATTTGCTTAAAAGAGTTCGAAACGGATATACGACACAATCGAATCACATGTTCGGAAGACTGCCAAATGAAATATGTCCGACTGCCAGAAGTGTTATCGAAACGACTCGAAAATGGCAAAAAAGGAATGCTTGCAAAATATGGAGTTGAGTATGCATTAAATCTTCCAGAGTTTGTAAAAAAATCGAAAGCTACAAGGTTAGAGAAATATGGTGATGAAAATTTTGTCAACAGTGAATTGGCAAAAAAAACAAAGTTAAAAAAATATGGAAGTGAAAATTACAACAACACAGAAAAGTTTAGAAACACGTGTGTTAAAAACTTAGGGGTTGATAATCCATCTAAATTGCCTGAAGTTATAAACAAAACAAACAAGACAAAATTAAAGTTATTTGGAAAAACTATGATCAGTCCATCGGCAATGCGAGGACTCACTGAGCGTCTTAAGAACAAAACAATTGGATACCATTCTCCCGTGTTTAAAAATACGATGTTAAAAAAATATGGTGTGGCGCACTGTATGCAAAACTCGGAAATATCAAAAAGAATGGCAGATACTACAATGGACAAATTCTTTGAAGAAATGCTTTCTGGTGATCGTCTGGAAAGTAAAGTGATTCCATTGTTCTCTAGAGAACAATATGTCGGCACCAGAAATGAATACGAAATACTTATTCCATATAAATTTAAATGTAATACTTGTAATTCTGAATTTTTTGCGGCAATCGATGGTGGCGGAATACCTATCTGCAAAAAATGCAATCCATCAAGCAGATCAAAACCAGAGACGGAAGTTTTCGAATTCTTAAAAGCGCATCTTCCGGCCGATTGCGAAATTCGTCAAAATGATCGACAACTGATAGCTCCGTTGGAATTAGATTTTTACATTCCATCAAAAAATGTGGCAATAGAATTTGACGGAATAATTTGGCACAGCGAAGGCTTTGGAGGAAAGCCTAGAAATTATCATATATCAAAAACTAAAGCCGCTCATGAAAAGGGAGTAAAGTTGATCCATATCTTTGAGCCAGAGTGGAAACTACGACAAAATATAGTCAAAAGAAAATTGTTAAATCTAATTGGTTCACGTGAGAAAATATTGGAAGATTCTTCCGTGGCACCCTCAGCAGAAAAATCTATATTTGCCAGAAAATGTAACATCATAGAAATAACATCGGCCGTGTGTAACGAATTCTTAAAGAAATATCACATGCAAGGAAGTGATAAATCGTTAGTAAAACTTGGTGCGATTTATGAAAACCAATTGGTTGCGGTCATGACTTTCGGAAAAGGCCGAGTGGCAATGGGTGTAAAAAGCGCCGGTGAGAATGAATATGAAATGTACAGATTTGCTGTTGGAGAGCATACAATAGTTGGTATCGGAAGTAAAATGCTTCAACATTTCATCAAAACTCATACACCGACCAAAATAACTACATTCGCCGACATCAGGTATTCCGGCATGACGGCATTCTATGAAAAAATTGGATTCAACTTTGACGGAATAACGCAACCAAACTATTGGTATTTTCATCAAACTGATCCATACTCTCTCAAGCACAGATTTGGTTTTCAGAAGGCCGCGCTAAAAAAAAGGCTAACTTCATTTGAGCCTGTGCTATCTGAATGGGAAAACATGAAAAAGAATGGATATGACCGAATCTGGGACTGTGGAAACTTGAAATATATATGGGTTAATCCCGCGTCGTAATATATTTATAATCATCATGCAGATTCTATTAAAATCGTTACTAAAAGAGGTCGAAGACGCCACGCCATTGCAAATTCAAATTTATGTGGATATGGACGGAGTGCTTGCAGACATGGAAACCGGCTTCAAGAAAATTTCCGGCGGATACACGTCAGACGATTTCAAAAACAGCCCCCAATGCAGGGGCGACAAACGGATTTCACAAAAATTATTTTGGAAACTTATTGGGCGCACACCAAATTTCTGGTTAAATCTTCCAGTTCTCCCCGACGCAAAAATTTTGTGGAAATACGTTAAGGAAAACTTCACAAATCCAGCACCCGTTATTTTGAGCGCGGGACAGGGCGGTTCGTTGATAGCGGAAAAAACACAATGGGCACATATTCACATCGATCCAAACGTGAAAGTTATCGTTGCCCACTCAAAGGATAAAAAAGTTGAATACATGATTAAGTATCCGCCAGAACAGCGGGTAACACACGTGCTCATAGACGACCGACAGAAAAACATCGATTTGTGGGATAATACGGACGAGCACAGGGTAGGAATATTGCACACGGATGCGGCCAACACAATAAAACAACTGGCTCAGTTCGTGACAAAAAAATGAATTACCCGCTGTATCAAAAAACGCTTTGCCCAGACGTGTGGGATGGAAAAAATCTCAAACCGGAGGTTCGCACGGCGCTTTTGAAAATAGCAACCGACTTCATCGATGAATTGGCAAAAGACCACGAATTAAAAATTGATGTGGACGATATTCTCTTTATTGGCTCGCTAACAAATTATAATTGGACAGCATACTCAGACATCGACATACACATTTCCGCCGATTATTCCAAACTTGTGATGCCACCAGAAGATGCGCAAATCATGTTTGACGCAATCAAAGCAGGATGGAATCGTTCTCACAATATAACCATCAAGAAGCATGATGTTGAAATATACGTGCAGGACATCCACGATAAGCAGACTTCCGCCGCAGAATATTCTTTAAAACAGGGAAAATGGCTCAAAGAACCCGTTTTCAATGCCCCGACGTTCAACAAAGAACTTATAAAAACTAAATTTAAGGAATACCAGACAAATATCAAGGCTTTACTTGCAAAGCATGACGAGGATGGCCTGCGAAGGCTGTTGGACAAACTATATAAGTTCCGTAGAGCGGGGTTGAATGCCGGGGGAGAGCTTTCTGAGGAAAACATTGTATTTAAGATACTCCGATCTTCTGGGCTGTTGGATAAAATAAAGGAGAGTATTGTCCGTATATATG